AGATGTGGAACAACGGCGGTCGCGTCGGCACCTATCTGACCCGGCCGGCCACCGCGCCGGACTGGTCATCCGGTGGCGATCAGTCCCCGCGGTCGCGGTTCATCGCGCAGTGGAAGGACAGCTACGCCGGAGATTCGGCGACCAACGGCGGCGGGACGCCGCTGCTCGAGGACGGCATGGAGCTGAAGTCGGTCGCGTTCAACCCGCGCGAGAATCAGTGGGCCGAGGCGGTCAAGCTGTCCCTGGAGACGGTGGCGCAGGTCTTCCAGGTGTCGCCGGTCATGGTTGGCGTGTTGGATCAGGCCAATTACAGCAATGTCCGCGAGTTCCGTAAGTCGCTTTACAGTGACACGCTCGGGCCGTGGCTGATGATGATTGAGCAGCGCATCAACATGTCACTGCTGCCAAAGGTGTTGGGCAAGTCCCACCCGGGGATCTATACCGAGTTCAACATCTCCGCCAAGCTCAACGGCAGCTTTGAGGAGCAGGGCGCGATCCTGCAGCAGTCGGTGGGTGGCCCGTACCTGACTCGCAACGAGGCCAGGGCCCGGCTGAACATGACGGCCATCGACGGTGGCGACGAGTTGATCGTGCCGTTGAACGTCACGGCCAACGGGGATCAAAACCCGATCCCGGCCGACCCTGAGCCGCCGGCTGTTGAAACACCAAAGAAGAACGGCCACGCCGTTCATGTATGAAAAGGAGCAGCCCATGACCGAGCTGCGGTTCAAGTCGTCGCCGACGACGTTCAAAAGCGTTGACGCCGACGCCGGCACGTTCGAGGCCTATGTGTCGGTCTGGGACAACGTCGACAGCTACGGCGACGTCATGCGCAAGGGCGCCTTCTCCAAGACGCTGGAGGAGTGGCAGGCCAAGGGCGCCCCGATCCCGGTGCTGTGGAGCCACCGCACCGACGACCCCGACATGAACATCGGCCACGTCATCGAGGCCAAGGAGGACGACCGCGGGCTGCTCGTCAAGGCCCAGATCGACCTCGAGTCGCCAAAAGGCGCAACGGTGTACCGCCTGATGAAGGGCGGCCGGGTGCGCGAGTTCAGCTTCGCCTACAGCGTCACCGACGGCTCGCCGCAGACCAAGGACGGCAACAGCTTCTACGAGATCCGCGGCGTCAACCTCTACGAGGTGGGCCCGACGCCGGTCGGCGCTAACCCGGCAACCGAGCTGCTGGATCTGAAGGCCCGGGTCGACGAGGTGGCGCACCAGGCCAAGGCCGGGCGGGTGTTGTCTGCGGCCAACGAGGCGGCGATCCGCGAGGCACTCGATCAGGTCGAGGGCATCGCCGCCGCATTGAAGAGCGTCCTGCCGGCAGCGGCAGACGAAGACCAGGATGAGACCAGCGGTACGGAACCGTCCGCCGAGGCGACTGGCAAGTCGTCATCGGATGTGACCACGCCTAGCCCGTCCGTCTGCCTGGCACTGACCAATATTCGCATTCAAGAAGCCTTGGGAGGCTAATCATGAGCAACGACAACGATCGTCGCGACGAACTGGTTAAGAAGGCCAGGGACATCGCCGAAGGTGCGAAGGCCGCCAACCGCGACCTGACCGCCGAGGAATCCGACGCCATCGACACCTGCATCACCGAGATCAAGTCGATCACCGAGAACATGCGCCTCGAGGCCAAGTCCCGGTTCACCCTGGCCCAGCTCGACGCCATGGCCACCGATTCCGGCCCCGTCGACGCGGTCGCGGAGTTCAAGTCGATGAGCATCGGCGAGCACTTCCTCAAGCACGCCCACGGTGGCCTGCTGGAGAGCAAGGGCCGCAGCGGCTTCTCGGTGGCGGCACCGGAGTGGAAGGCTGCGGGCGACACCCATCAGGTGACCGGCTGGACCGCGGGCGTTCCGTACCTGACCGACTGGGATCGCACGATCGTCCAGGCGCGTCGGATCCGGCTGACCGTGGCCGATCTGCTCGGCAAGGGCAGCATCAGCGGCAACGCCGTCAGCTACCTCGTCGAGGGTGCGCTGGCCGGCGACTTCGCCACCGTCGCGGAAGGTGCGGCCAAGCCGCAGATGAACTTCGCGGCACCGACGGCCGTCACCGACGCTCTGAAGAAGATCGCCGGCTGGATCAAGGTGACCGACGAGTTCCTCGAGGACGCCGACTTCCTGATGACCGAGATCAACAACCGGCTGCTCTATCAGTTGGCGTACTTCGAGGAGCAGCAGCTCCTCAACGGCAACGGAACCGGGCAGAACGTCCAGGGCCTGCTCAACCGTTCGGGCATCCAGACGGAGACCCCGGCCAAGGTCGCGGGCAACATCGACGCGGTGTTCAAGTCGATCACCAAGATCGAGCTGAACTCGGGCTACCCGGCCGACGGCGTGATCATCAACCCGGCTGACTACGAGGTGTTCCGCCTGACCCGGGATGGCAACAGCCAGTACTACGGTGGCGGCTTCTTCGAGGGCCAGTACGGCACCGGCGGATTCGTTCAGCAGCCGCCGCTGTGGGGCCTGCGCACCGTGGTTACCCCGGCGATCACCGCCGGCACTGTCCTGGTGGGCGCCTTCGGGATGGCCACCACGCTGTACCGCAAGGGCGGCGTTCGGGTCGAGGCGACCAACAGCAACGCCTCGGACTTCGTGTCCAACCTCGTCACGATTCGTGCCGAGGAGCGGGTCGCGCTGGCGGTCCGCCAACCGCTGGCGCTGTGCAAGCTGACCCTGTCGGCAACGCCGTAACAACATCCGGCTCCGTCCGGCCCCGCGCTCACCCTCCGATGTCGCGGGGCCGGACGGCTCCACCTAGACCAGAAGGACAAAGCCCATGCAGGAGTACACAATCCAGTCGCACACCGGCCCGGTCACCGTCCTGCTGTCCGACGAGGACGCTGCAGCGCGTGGGCTGACCAAAGCCAAGGCCGCCCCGAAGGCCAAGCCCGAGGTGGAGGCCAAGGCGGCGACGCCGGCCAACAAGTCGCGCAGCGCCAGCGATAAGCGCGCCGCGGCCGTCAAGGCATCGTTCAACCAGAAATGACAGTCGATGTCGTCGCGGTCGAGCGGTTTACTCACGGCCGACTCGGGCGCGATGATCCGGCCACCCAGTGGCAGATTGACGTCGCCCTGGCTGCCGTGCGGCATTACTGCGGCTGGCATGTGACCCCGGTGCAGACCGTTGAGTTAACCCTTGACGGCCCCGGCGGCAAGCTGCTGGTGCTGCCGACGCTGTCGGTGCGGAGCATCACGCGGGTCACCGAGTGCGGAACATATCTCGACCTCGGCGACATCACGTGGAGCGCTAACGGCCGCGTCGTGAAGCGCAGTGCGGCACCGTGGACCAATGAGTTCCGCGCGATCACTGTGGAGATGACCCACGGCTTCGATCGGTTACCGGATCTCGAGGCCGTGGTTCTGTCTTCCATTGACCGGGGCGGCTTCTCCACCGTCGTCACCGGCGGCGGCGGGGTCAAGGTGATCGGCCCGTTCCAGTACGACAACGGGCTCACCACCACATCCGGCGGCGCCTCGGAGGCCGGACCGTCCTTCACCTCGGCTGAGCGCACGATCCTCGACCGTTACCGGCTGGAGAAGCCGGCATGACCGAGAAGGTGACGATCTTCCCGGTAGTCGGCAATGACGACAACGGTGACCCTTTGCCGGAGGGCGCTCCGATCGTCGTCACGCCGCTCGAGGTCGCTCCCGGTAACGCGGTGCTCAAGTACGGTGTCGGCGGCGACCTTCAAAACATCGAGTTCACCGTGTTCCTCGAGCTGCGCCACGAGTCCAACATCAAGACCGGCGATGAGATGCTGGTGCGCGGCCGGCGATGTGTTGCCGCAGTGCAGATCTGGCGATCGCAGCAATCCCCGAACCAGGGCGGCATCGCCGTGCTGGCCACCTCGGCGTCCGGCAAGGCTTCGCCCTGATGGCGGCGGGCAAGTTCCGGCTCAACAAGGGCACCATCGCCAAGATCCTCAAGACCCACGATGGCGGCAAGCGCGAGGTGGCGCAACGCATCCTGGCGCAGATGAATGACCCCGAGGCGCGCATCGACATCTACACAACTGATCGCGAAGTGGTCGGCATTGTCATCCCCGCCGACACCGAGGCCAAGCATGGCACGGCCACCCGCGCGGCCAACAAGGTCAGGAACACGTGATGGCCGACCCGGCAATGTCAGTCAAGGATGCCGTGGCGGCACATTGGCGCGGGCTGCACCCGAAGTGGAAGGCCACCCTCGAGGTCGCCGATGACTATCAGCCCCTCGCGGGATCCCCGACGCTCCTGGTCGCCGATGACGGCGGCGGGATGCTCAACGGTGGCGCATGGCTGATCCGACGCGACTTGATGCGTATCGACATCCGCATGACGGCGTTCGCCAAAGGCCGCAGCGAGGCGCGCACCGTCCTCACCGACGCCATCGACATCGTCGTAGCCACAAAGCCTCCCGGCATCTGCCGGATCGAAAACGTTCCCGCGCCGATCGAGGACCGGGACCGCGCGACCGGCGCCTATCTGGCGTCGATCACCATGCCGGTGCTCATCCGGCCGTAATAGAGAGCCTCCCCGTCTGCCACTTGGTGCGGGGCTGGAAATACGCAATTTCGCACCACATAGAAGGAGTACCCCCATGGCAGGCGATGCCTCACTGATCAAGGTTAGGGAATCCGGTGATGTTTACATCTGGGATCCCGGGACAGCCTACGTTCCGGGCACCTCCGCTCCGGCGGACAGCTCGGTTGCGCTGGCTACCGGATGGAAGGCCGCCGGCCTGATGCTCGGTGACCCCGGCGTCGGCATCACCCGCTCGATTGAGCGCACCGACGTCAACTCCTGGCAGCAGGGCCGCGTCCTCGAGCGGCTGAAGAATCCGAAGGTTGACCTCAACTTCACCCTGCTCGAGGACAACCCGACTGTGCTGGTTCTCGTTGGACAGGATTCGGTGCCGACGGTCTCGAAGCGCTACCTCCTGCTTGAGTTCCTCCTCGAGGACGGCAAGAAGGAGCGCTGGATCTCCAAGGCCGAGGCGCGGCTGTTCGTCGCGTCCGACGACCTGGGCCAGGACGTCAAGGGCCGCGAGATCAGCGCGTCCCTGGTCCCGGTGGCGGGCAAGTACTGGACAATTTTGCCGCCTAAGTGATCCCCGCCGAGGCGGAGGCGGTCGGGCGGGATTGCGTCACCGCAACCTATCTCGGTTGCGAGTGGCGTGTCCCGCTCGATGTCGACACCTGGCCGCTGCCTCTGATTCGGCGATGCGTTATCACGACCAAGGACCGCAAGACCGTCGTCGACCATGTCGCGGTCGCGATGGCACTCGAGGTGCTTCTCGGTGAGCAGTGGCGCGATTTCACCGATGTGGCCCGCCGGCGCAGGGACTTAGCTCCCGGCGCCAACGCTCTGGCCGCAACGTCGGGGATCGCTGCCAGCGCGGAGCGCAGCCCGATCGGGGAGTATTTAGATCAGGCGATCGGCGGACTGCCCCGACTGCTCGCGGTGCGCGACACCTGGCCGCTGGCGGTTGAGTCCGACCTGGACAGGTTCTGGAACATCGACTACCGCGACCGGTGGCGCTTCGACAAGCGTGGCCGCCGCCGGTTGACGCTGCGCCGGATATACGCCCGGATATCCCACCTGCCCGCCGATTCTGCTCTGGCGATCGCCATGGGCCGGCGCAGCCCTATGGAATTGCTGACCATGGAT